GACAGAGGGACAAGTATTCCCTCTTGAGTTGGACTAAACAATTCTAGTTCTTTCTTTTTCATTTTGGTTGTATGTTATTAGGTTGATTGTTCTGGGAGGAACAGGATCAGTATGGAATATCGTCTGCTGGGCTATCGAGTTGAAGGTCTTCGGCGGCTTGCTCTACGCACTTGGCGAATGGAGTAGTGAACCCCTTCTCCAAGTAATACTCATAGAGTTTAGTGAGTGCAGGCTTGCCAATCTCGGCGAGCTTCTTGCCCTTCTGTGATCCAGATGGGACAATGGCTGATGCCCAGTCCGCTGGATCGAGTTCTTCCTTCGGTTCCTCTTTGGGTTCCTCTACCTTGGGAGAAGACTTGGCGTATCGGATTCCCTTGCGGTTTGCTTCGATGAAGACCGACGATACATAGGAGCGAAGGGTCTCTTCGTCCTCCACATCTTTGTAGGTGTGGCGCACCAAGCTATTGATGAAGCGGTGCAAGTCTACGATCTCATCAATCGCCCTCTCCGGATTATCGGTTACGATAGGTGTAGCGGATTTTGCTACACGGGCAGGCTCTTCGCTGGGCTGGTCGAACTCAATCTTTCCAGTAGCAGTGACCTTGATGATGTCACGATCTACCTTCCCGTTCTTACCTTCGTAGGACTCATGCTCCAAGGACACTCCGGTCAGACCATGCTTTCCACGGACTGACGAGAGCGTGACTACATTGCCCTTGATAGATTGTTCCTGTGTGTTGTTGAAGAACTTGAGGCCGTAGGTCTGCCCGTCGATCTCAATCTCTCCGCCTTGGATGACAAACTCACCCTTCGGGCCAGTAAATGTCTTGGCTTCCCACAATTTAGTGACCTTGCCAGTCACTCGTTTGATGATGTCTTTCTGTTCGATTCCGTCTAGTTGGTTACTCATTTGGTTTGTTGTATGTTGATTTGTAGTAGTGGCAGAAGGGGGCTACGGAGCAATAACGCTCGCATCGCATATCCCCACCGCTTCGTTTCTCTATGCTGTGCTTCGGCCCGTAGGTAGGTAGCAGGTTCTCTGCTTCCTCCAAGGTCTCGCACACTTTGGCTGCTCGTTTGTTCCCGTCCTTCTTGATGGCAAAGGTATCTGGTTTAGCCCAGCGTTCCTTTGGATCACAGCACGGGATCGTATCGTCTGGCATTTCAGCCGCCGCTTGGTGGAGTTTGATCCGTTCCGTAGCGTAGGCGATGCACTCTTCGTTATCCCAAAGAGGAATGTCAACAATGTGGACTGCACATTGAGGATACTCTTTGTCAAACTCTGCCTTGCTTGCCTGCCAGTCACGGAGGATGGCGACGATCTGACCTTTCTTTACTTCATATCCATAGCTTCTCCAGAGCATGGCGTTGAGGTTGATCTGTGCTTCCCATTCAGACTTGCCGCCGAGCAGGAAGGAGAAGACCGATGTTACCTTGAAGTCAGAGATAGTCTTGTTGCCAGTCTCGTAGAGGTCAGTCTGTCCTGTCAGCGTCCAGTCATTGATATCCAAGTAGAGACGCTTTTCAGTAAGCTCTTCCTCTCCTCCAGCTAGCTCAAGAACCTTATGCACAGACTGACCGAGCAATGCCCACACCCTGTCGGATGCGTCTTCTACGATCTCGTCGGAGTAGCGTTTCTTGAGTTGGCTGATCTTCGGTGGCCCGATTAAGGTAGTCACCGAGATGTCTGCCTTCTTCGTGCCGGGTGTATACCCATCGTGTGCCAACGCCCGATACATGGGAGCTGGCAGATTGAAGTTATTTGTGATGGTCATTTCTCGAAGCAGTTAGCAAGCAGTTCAGATACTCCGCGAAGATGGTCGCCTTGCTTGACCACTGCTTGTGCGTTGGGAAGATTGCCTAGAAGGAATCGTCCGTCTGCTGCCGCCGATGAGACCAAGCGGAGAAAAATCTCGCGCTGAAGATCGATGTTCTGAACTACTGTTTTTTCTACTGCTTCTACTTTTACTTTTGGTGTTTCTTTCATTGGTTTTATATGGACAGGGTTGTTGTTGTCCACTCCGCAAAGCCTATCATTCTACCGATAATCGTCAATAGGTTTTTGTAATATTTCTAAAAATATTTTATCGTTTCCGATAATAAGAAAACGCACCCCAGATTTCTCCGAGGTGCGTCAACCTTATGAATAACACGAATAGCAATCAGAGACCCGACTGCGGAAGAAACATTACACTACATATTTTCAAAGTCAATCCCTATCTCATCTTGGTATTGAGCTTCTAGGTCTGCCTTGTATTGCCTGCGAATTCCACTGATGCCATTGCTCAAAACATTCTGCCTTTCTTCCAGATCAAGTTCTGGATCGCGCAATGCATCTTCGTTCTCTACAATCCAATCCCTCATTGCAGGCCCAGCGGAGCGGATGAACTCTAACTCTTGCGTCTTCGTCATCCTCTTTCCATTCGACCAGTTCAAACTTGAATCCCAAGAAGGAGGAGTCAGGTTCATGTCATACATGATCTTGAATGCTGGGTCTACTGTTTCTTGTGAGGCTAGCCTTCCAACCAAGCTGGCTAGTCTTCTGCTCGGCCCATCTTCTGCTACGATGGATGGGTATCTGGCTGGATCGCCGAAGTAGTTTACATCTTTATTCAAGAAGTTAATTGATCCCGGCATTTCTTTTAGAAGGTTGCTTGCCCATGTGCTTCCAACTGCTCGCTGATCAGAGGTGACTTTTGTTATGTCACGAAGTTGGCCTGGAACAATCATGCGTCCAATGATTCCACCAATTATTCCTTCACCCTCTTTGACTGGATCACGGGCTTGAGTGAGTCCAAGAATATCAGCAATACCAGTAAGGAATGATTGGTTCAATACAGCTACAGTAGCGATTGCAAATGGAGCGACAAACGCCCGTGCTGCAAGATCACTATAGTCGATCTCGCTCTTCTTCTGTTGTTGTTTTTTGAATGCTTGGATTTCTTCAGCAGTCATCGCGGCCATAGCAAACGGGACAACCAGAGGGGTTCCAAGAAGAGAGAAGTATTTATCTCCTATCCTAACTGAATACCTAATGCCTCCGCTTTGCGTCCAGATTCTTTGCTGCTTTGGATCACGTGGCCCTTCAGCGTAGAACTGAACTGGAGGTCTATTCTCTTGATCCTCCTCATCCCCACCTTGTAATGCTTGCAGAACAGCAGGAACAATAAATGCAGTAAATCCAATCATCCCCTTGATAAATAGTTCAGCCTGCTTGTCTGATCTGCCTTGCGTGAATGGATCATTTACTCCTGCTTTTCTAGCTTGAACAAGTTTGATTTGAGAAAGGCCCGGAGTGTAGTTGATAAACTCATTAGTGACGTTCGCAACGACATTCGTGAATGGGACAAAGAATTTTACTCCCGCCTTATCCGCCAGCAATCCATTGATAAAGTTTGCAAATCTTCCAATGATCCCTTGAGGGTCTTGGTTAAAGACAGTCTCCAATGCATCTTGCTCGATCTCTGCAAGCTCAAGCCTAGCCCCTTTAGCCCTCTGTTCCCGATAGATTTCATTGGCGCGAATGACGATCTCTTGCTCCTTCTGTTTGCCTTTTGCTTGAGAGGATACAAGTTCCTGTTCGGCTTGTCTTCGCGCTATATCAAATCCTTGCTGTGTATATGGAGATGCCCCCGCCGATGCCATCTTTGCTTCAAATGCAGCTTCACGAAGGAACGCATCAGTAGCCCGAAGCGATCTCATAAATGCTCTAGGACTTACATTCTTCAGAACTGCATTAAACCAGTCAGGTAAGAAGTTGATCTTACCATCACCGAAGTTGGTCAGGTAATAAACAATCTTGGGCGCATTCTGGGGAGTTGCACTCTCAATGACATTGGTCTTTGGATACTTGGCCCGTCTCTCATCCTGCATTCCAGATGGGTTCAATCCATTCCGCATGACATACAGGAATGAGTTCACTGATGGAGATTGCTTTCCGCTTACCGCTCCGTAAAGCGCCTGCATCATTGGGAAGAATGTCTTGGGACTATATAAAGACCAGACAGCAATGTTTCCTATAAGGTTGTTAACTCCAGAAACAATGTTCAATGCTGGAGTTCCGATCTGTGATAAGAGACTCCAATACCAGTAGCTGGATAGGATATCCCCACTAGTAAACTTACTCTTCTCAAGTAAAGCTCTACCCATCTTCTCTTCCTCAATGCTTCGGATCACGCCTTCTGGGAGCAGGCTTATCCTGTCACCCCATTGACGGATCGTGTTTACGAATTCAGCATCGTATGGCAGATAGTTCTTATCAAAGTCATGGGTCTGGCGGAATGCCTCGTAGACCATCTCGGAGTCCAGCATCCCCATGTTCGCCATCTGGATAAGACGCTGGAGTAATGTCCTCTGGTTAGTCTTCCTCTTGATCTTATTGTTCGTTAAGACTTCTTCAGCCTTCTTCAAGGCTGTTGTCAGGTTCTCGCTCCGCTGGGCGATGAGTGCCTTATCCATCTCCGACGAGATCAAGTCTGCTAGTTCAGTCGCATTCTCCTTGGACATTCCAATCTCTGTGATGATCCTGCTGATTAGTCCTTCCTTGAAGTTACCTTCGTCGGTCAGGGATAGCTTGGTAATGTCCTTCAGATTCTTGATGTTCTTGAACTGCGCCTCGGCTTCCTCTTTAATCTTCTTACTCATCAGAGGCTTTGGCGTTACCTTGCCAGTCTCTTCGTTGACTGTGAATCCTAGCTTTTCTGTCAGAATCCTGTTGGTTTCTTGGTTGAGATAGGCATCTGCATCTTGGATAAACTTATCGATCAGTTCGTTTGATGCGCCAGTTCCGCGAAGCTCTGCTCGGATATGCTCACGCACTCCAGCTTGGGTAGCGTTCCTCTTCTCTCCAAGGTATTGGAATAGATCAGCGAACTTGTAGTTGATAGCATCAGTAGCGTCCTTGATCGCTTGAGTTCTCAAGCTGTCCGACCATTCGTTTGAACGGAGGGATTTGAACAAGTCGCCGAAGTCCTCGTTGAATGCTTCCTTGCTCTGATACTTTTCTGCCATCCGGTTCGATAGGTCGGCCAAGAATGCCTTGTAAGCATTATCGTTTCCGATAACCGCCTTAACCATCTCCAAGTATTTCCCGCTCCGCTTTCCTGCCTTCTGCTTGGGAACTCCAGCCATCTGGACTCCCATCTGCTTCGCGGCAGTAGCGAAGGACTGATACATGAAGTTGCTGACATTCTCAATCGAGAAGCCCTTCCTGTTCATCCCAATCGCAAGGATGTTCTGAACAGTCTGGTCAACTATCATGTTGGCATACTTGTCTTCCTTGGTATCGAAGAGTCCCGCACTGAAATCCAATAGGATTTTGCGGGTGCTTTCGTTCTTTCTCTTGCCAACCTCGGCGCGGATGGATTGGCGAACCTTCTCTGGATTCAGTTGGGATTGCTTAATGAGTGATACCGCCTTGCGGAATACACTCTGGATGTTGGCTACTTTATCTACTGACTTCCTGCGGTCTCCTCGGATTGCATTTGCGATGTTTTCAAATGGAGCTTTGGTCAGAGCATAGATGTTTCCCATCGCATCAATGATGCTGGACTTGTATGACTGGATTGCCATTCCCGCGCCACCGATATTCCTCAATGTATTTGCGTATTGGGTTTTGCGCCCAGACTCACGAAGCGATAGAGTTACTTTCCTTGCGAGGTTAGCTTCTACATTCCTTGCATCCAATGCAAACGCTTCACGGGCAGACAATGGCATACTAGAATCCATAACTTGACCAATGAATGTTGGCATCATCTTATACATCAGTTGAGAAAGAACCAACTGCTCTTCGGAGTTGATGCTGTATGCTCGCTGGATTGCTGCCTCATCCATGCTGCCCATGTCTTGAGCTACTCTAAAGAAGTCTACGTCTGGATTGCCTTGAAAGATTTTGTTTAGTGCATTCGTTCCAGCGGTGAATGCATTCGATGTGAATAGATTCGCGGCCACCGAATACGGAGAAATCAAAGGTCTTGGATATGTCTTACCTTTCTGTGTTGTTCTGGACTTATACTCCGTCAGTGCCTTGTTATCTTTTGGCTTCAAGGATTCCACCAGCTTATTCAAGTCACTCACAATTCCATTACTGATCCGCTTCATTGCAGATTCAGACTTCTTGGACATTGGTTCACCTTCTGGAGTTACACCTGCACGGGCGATGATCGGTGGCTCTCCGGGTCTTGGAACTACGATTGGCTCACCACGCTCAAATACTTTAGCATACCTAGACTTAATCCTTCTGTAGTCTTCTGTCCTTTTAATCAAGTTCCTAGCCTCATCAACAGAAGTTGCTTCGACTCTAATTGTCTGGACACCCATTGGCTCGGTATACCTATTAAACAACTCGAATGTTTGTGCGTATTGTTGAGTTGGAGTTTCACCAGCCTTCGCTTCGATTGCTGGAGTTATCGTTTCCGATACTGCTGGTTCAACTGTCAAGGATTCCTTAACAGTTGGGGTAGCTTCTTTTGTAGTATAAATGAATTTCCCATCTCCTGTTTCAATAAATCCATTTTTACGATAGAACTCATCAGGATTTTTTCCTATTCCATCAATGTCTTCAGATTTTAATACTATTGATTTGGAATATTTTGCCGCCAACGCTTTAACATCGTTTATTACTGATGAACCAGTTCCTTTTCCACGAACATTTTCTGGAACTCTAATTATTGTTATTTCTATATTTTGTTCAGATGGGAATAATATTAATTCAACGCCAGATTTCTCCCACTTATTTTCAAGTTTATTAACATCTTCGCCATATTCTCCAAACTTCAAATTTTTTTCTTGGCGTTTTTGTTTTGAAGCATTTTTTCTTTCTTCAATAAACCTTTCATCTTCAGTTGAAATAGGTTTCAGTTCACCTTTAGGTTGAGCAGCAGAGTAATCTTTAAACTCGTAGTTAGCTTCACCCTTCACGATGCCATACTCATCCAAGATGGTATTCATCGTGTTCAGCATCTTCTCTACTTCCTTGGTCGAGGTTCCCTTACCAAGGTAGCGAGCGATGGAAGTGCGGAGGAACTGGAGAGCATTGAGGAGTGAGTCCTTCCATGCTCTGATTATTCCTTTGTCTTTATCAGAGAAGGTTTCTCTCTCCGCTGCTCTGATAGCATTCAAGTCCTCGGTGATCTGCCCCGTCCTTACACGCTGGGCAACCATTCGCATGAACTCTTGGGAGAAAGTAAGATCATCAAGGAGTTTTGTTTTATCGTTTAGATATGCGTTGGATACCCCCGGCAATGCGTTAGGATTCGTGCGCTTTACTTCTTTTGCTATGTCAGAGATTCGCTTTACGATGTATTCCTGCTCTGTGAGTTTAGGTTTCTTGAGAGCCTTATACTCGTCTTGGATGCCTTGGAACATGGAGAGATGGATCATCTCCTCTTCCAGTTTCTTGGATGCTGCCCGTGACTCTTGATCCAGTGCGGCATCTCTGCTTGCCGCCCGTTGCTCACCTTGGGTCGCTACTTGCTGGAGGACGTTTACATCTGGGATAACCAGATACTTCTTACCTCCAAAGAAGACTGCTTTGTATGTTCCACTATCAGCGGAGAGTTTATTCCCAGTCAGCTTATTGTATTCCTCGGAGGAGATAACTTGAGTGTCTGTGCCTGCCAAGAAGCCAGCATTATTAGACACTGCTGTTCGGATAGCGTTCTTCAGCTTCTGCGCCCGTTTACCTGTAGCTTGAATCTTTCCAATCACCTTGTCTGTAGCAGACATGAAGGCTTGTAGGACTGGGCGTTCTGGATAGAAGGTTCCGAATGGCGATCTGCGGCCAGACTCTGGTAGCCCCGGCTGACGGGTAGGAGTTGTGCCTTGCGGATCGATGCCTTGTTCAATAGCTGTGAGTTCAGCGATCTTATTCTGCTCCGCGAAGATGGCTTGGTTTACCCTATCAATACCTGCTTGGTCGTTCTCATCCAAAGCATCGAACTCTTTGTTGAGTTCCTCGATCTTGGCTTGAGCTTCTTCTTTTGTAGCGGATGGCTTTACTTGTCCAGCCGCTGGTGCTTCCTTAACCTCTGCTGGGCCTGCGGAGAGCTTATCAAATTGGGTCTGTAATTGCGCGAGGTTGGCTTTCTTTTCGTTCAATGCCAGTTCGGCGGCTTGGTATGCTGGCGCGGTTTTTTCGATTCCCTGTAGTCCCATCTCGTCGTCAGCAATCTCTTGCTTGAGATTGTCAATCTCGCCACTAACAGCAGTCATCTGCTGGGCTAGGTCAGATACTTCATCTGGGGCTAGTTGGTCGGCAACCTCATCTGCCTTGGATTCGATATCGGTTTCTTCTGATCCTTCTTCATCACCCTGCAAGGCTTTGTTCTTTGCTTTCTTTCCAGAAATCATCTGGGTAAAGATGGATGTAAGAATACCTGCCGCTCCACCTACCCCGCCAGCGTATGCAGTCCCTTCAAAGATGTCTTGGTTCGGATCGTAGACATACTTCTTAACGAGGTTGCCTGCGATCTGCTGTGGCATTTCGTTGAACAATGCTTCTTCAGCACCTTCGATTACAGCTTGCGCGGCCCTGTTTAGACCTTTGTAAATTTTATCCTGCTGCGCTGAATCAAATCTGCCTATCCACTTTTGCAATGGAGATACAAGTTCCAATGGTGCTTGAGTTAGAGCAGAGAAGAGTGCCGCTTGTTTGGCTTGGTCTTCAGTGGCTCCATCTGCTTTTGCTTCAGAGTATCCAGCCCATGCAGAGTTAAGTCCACCAAATGTAAGTGTAGTTCCCTTCTGGAAGAGACTGATTGCCCTCGCAGAGTTCAATCCAAGCGATGCACGTGCGGCGTTTCCAAGCGCACCGACAGTAATAGCTGCGCCAGTGAAACCTAATCCACCAGATACATCCCTTCCGAATTGCGCTAATACCCCAACCTTTCTTGGGTCTTGACCTTTCAGTCTCATTTGGTCTGCATATTCAGCGGCCTCGATTAGAGATTGCCCCGACTGCTCAAAACCAGCTTCCTTCAATAGCATACCAATCGGGCCAATAGTTCCAGACCCAACTGCTCCAGCGTATCCATCCCATGCTCGCTTGAAGATATCCGTAGCAGTATCCATGAAGTCGGGCGAGGTCATTGCCCATTCCTCCGCGAGCTTCCTTACATCGACATTCCTCTTGAGTTCTTCGATTCTTGCTGGTGCTTCTTCTGCTCCAAGATACTGACCAGCCATCCGCGACATCATGCCCGGAGTGTCGATTCCCTTGGTCTTTAGGTAGTCCAAGAATTTATCGTTTCCGATAATGTTATCTATGAATTCGCGCTGATCACCGATAGCTTGGACTGCCGCGCCCTGTCTTGTTCGGATTGGAACGGTTGTGATTTTACCTTCTGCTCCAGTTACTCTTTCCTCTCCAAGCCCTGTCTCTATATCTACAGATACGCCCTTCTTTCCTGTAATCAATCTACTCAAGAAGTCTAATTGATTAGCCTCATGCTTCTGCTGATCCTGCTGTAGTTTGGACAACTCTGAACGTAGAGCATTGGACTTGCTCATGTATTCAGAGAATGGAAGACCGCTAGTAGACTGGAGTTCTTTGGTCTTTTCTTTGATCAGATTCCCACGGAAGTCCAGCGTCATCCCATCTGGGCTGATAGGTTCTTGGATTGTCTTTCCTCCGATATCAATTGCTTGGGCGCGGCGAACCTCTACAGGCTTGCCTTCTTCATCTTCCATGAAGGTTTTGGTTTGCCCCGGCTCCATATCCAAGACATCTGGGCCACCAACCATAGGCTCTCCGCCTACAGGAAGACCGCCAGTCCGGTTAATCATCTCTGGGACTCGCTTGAGTTCGTTGATTCTTTCCTGCTCCTGCCTTACGTCCGGTGCTAGTCCAGCAAGTTGTAGTTCGTCAAATGCTATATCAAACTCATCTCTTGGTTGAGTGTTTAATTGCGTAAATGCGAGTTCAAATTCATCAACCATATTTTGAATCCTAGAATGCTTTAGTGGTTATGCAATCTATTTTACGCCTGCAATCTCTCTCGCTCTTGCTTTTATTTGATCCTTGCTTGCATTTGGCAATTCCCTTTGAGCTTGAGCCATAGCGTTTAAAACTTTTGGACTAACGCTTGTTTGGCCGTCTCTACCGCCACCAACAGCAGGCATCTCTCCAGATCGTGCGATTAGGATGCCAATTGGCCTTCCCAATCCGGGCGCAGATTGCAACAATGTAAACGCATCTCCAAGTCCCATGTTTTTAATTACTCCATCTGGATTAGGTTGCCCTGATATCGGTAATTTTACGAATGAAGGCTTTCCATCTTTACCTTTTATTGGGAATTTTATTGCTTTTGGATCACTCAAAGATGGCAGGGGGAAGTTCTCAATTGATCCGTATTCTTTAAATAGCTTATCGATTTCTTGGCTTTGCATTTTCTCAAGTGCAGTTGTTATATTTACCTTAAAAGCCCTTCTCTCTTTTTCCAACTCTGTGTTAACTTTATTTCTATCCACGGAGAAATTAAAATCATTTCCTTTTGCTGTGATTTTTATTTCTTTATCAAGGTCTTTTTCTTTAGGGAAATACATCGTTCCGAATTGGAATTGATCTGCACCTTTTAGATCAATCGGTTCATGGGTTTGATCTAGTTGCTTTAGTTTTGGAGAATCTTTAGAAACTGCTTCGTTATACCATGCCGTTCCTACACCTTGTGTTTGTGCGATATTTTGGTTTTGTTGAACAAATGTTGCCGCAAGCTGTTGCTCTGGGGTTGGTTGCTGTTGAGCGTTACCTCTCGTTGGCGTCCACGGCGCAGGGTTATCAATAAGCCCTGTTCCTCCACCTACTGGAAGTGCATCCATTCTAGGCTGGGCGTAGTATGTTTTATTATCTTTTCCTTGAACGGGAACGCTAAATTGATTGTTTCGGACAGCACTTATTCCTTGAGTTGTATCGATGTCCTCCATTCCGGGTGCTTGAATTAATTCTACTCCTTTAACTATTTGCGCTGGGACATCTGGCGTTCCTACATCTTGGCTTCCACCGGCGCCTCCATCTCCTCCTGTTCCGCCGCCTCCTGTTCCATCTCCGCCAGTTGGCATTGGAAGCCCAAGCTCTTTTGCTACCAAGAAATCAACAAGGCTAGTTCCTCCTGTCTTCTTGGCATCCATAGTTTGACCAATCGCATCGAATCCAAGTTTTACGAAGTTTGCAAGCTGTGGGATTTTTAGCGTTTGAGTATCAAGTGATCCAAGTAATTTGGAGTATGCCTGACCGGGCTTTCCATTTTCAGCATCAGTCATTGCTGCTTGTAGGTTCTGCTTTAGGAAGGGAAGCATCTCTTGCGCTTGCCTGTTTTGCTCACGTTCAGTTAATACTTTGCTAACATTGTCTCCAATTTTAGCCAAAGAATCTGCCACCCAATCCGTTGATTTGGATGCTCGCTCCGTTCCTGTCATTATGAGTTCTGCGATAGACATAAATTATGCTCCTGTTCCTGATCCGTAATCAAAATTCCCAAATCCGGGCCTCGCTCCACCATAAGTTGCAGGGCCATACGCTTGTTCGTAATTAAATCCTCCTGCAAAACCCCCGCCGCCGCCACCACTATAAGGGTTGCCTCCTATGTTCATCCCTTGATTGGCTGCGTTAATCTGCGCCCCAGTAAACAAAGCACCAGAGGTAGCCTTACCAATGTCAGAGACACCTTGGCCGACTGCTTGCTGTGCAGCGTAGCTTGCGGCGATGTTTTCTTTATTCGCGCCGTAGATTTGATCTGCCAAACCAGATTGAGCCTTGTAGATGTTAGTGAACATATCAGATGTCATCCTTGCTTTCTGCAATCCGACTTCTGCCCCTGCTGTTTGGTAGCCAAGTTGCAGTCTTCCTACATCCAGTGGTTCTGCTTGGAATGCTCGCGCCAATTGCTGCCAGTTCTGTGCTGTGCCTTGGATTGATGGGATTGCTGCCAATCCTTGTCGTTGAATATCAAGTGAAGTTAGTCCAAGGTTTCTTGCTAACTGACCTTGTGCCGCTTGGAATCCTCCAGTTCGTCCTGCTGTCGCTGGGCTGAATCCTGCGCCTGCACTCTCTGCGACATTGCGTGTGATTTGATCTTTGACATCTTGTGGGATATCTCCGCGAAGATATTGTGAAATAACATCCATCGCTTGCCCGATTTGAGTTTGCGCTTGTTGGCGTTGCTGTGCCGCTCCGGGTTGAAATGTCTCAAGTTGCTGACGATAGTATTTTGAAACTTTACCAGCATCACCGATCATTGATCCAAGATTATACTCTGGAGCTTTGACACCCTCAATCATTCCTTGGACTTGTTGCTGTCCTTTAACAAAACCTTCAGTAGCTTTTCTCTGTTGTTTTTTAAATGTTCCTGCCGCTGCACCTTGCGCTCTTTTGGCCCGATCCGCTGCTGACATCGAGATAGCCGCAGAACCCGCCGCCGCTCCAACCGAAACCACACCAGCAGCAATAGCAAATCCGCTGGAGTGAAACATCTGTGGATGTTTGTTGTTGCCTAGCGGGTCTGGTAAAAGGAATCTCATTTGATTAAGTCGGTTCGGTTATGCCGCCACTTCTGCACCCTTGGGTCTTCCTTGGCGATGTGAGGATTAAAGTCTCTAGAAGTGATCGTGTCAATAATTTCGTCTGGATCGGTTAAGTCTGTGACGTGGCAGGTAGTCCAGATTGTGTCACGATGGGTGTAAAGCATTCGCCTTGTTCCTGCTTCTGTGATCCCACTATATCCAGTTTTGTAGCGATGGGCAGGAATGCCATGATACCAGACAGTTACATCACCCTTCATTACGAAGAATGGATGTGTAGTAAGATGGAGCAAGGTTGTGAGAATCGTATCCTTCGGCATATAGATTTCCCGAATATACATCCCCGGAGTGAACTTGTGAACCAGCGGACATTCCCTTGGAGGAAGTTTTAGAATCTCCAAGTCCATCAAGTTGAGTTCGTAGTCTGGGTCGCCATATCCAACTACGTTCCTTGCATCAATCTTGTCTGGAATTGTCAGCGTCATCGATATAAGAAGTAGTCGTTCGGTGAAGGAGAGAGTAGGTCAGACCCGATTAAGTTTTCTGCCCGACTATAGTTGGCAAAGCGGATTGGCCCTGCTGTTGGTATCTCCAAGTTCTCCATCTCCTTCTCCTGCTCTTGAACGGCAAGGGATAGGTTACTCAAGAACTCTTGCGCCTTACGATTCTCACGTGAGTTCAATGCAAGAACCGCATAGATCATCGCATCTGGGATGAACTCAACCAACTCTTTCGGGTCGGTCAAATCAAAGTATTTCTTCGATGCGTAAAGCGTGATACACTCGCAAGTCTTCGGAGCTTTGAATCGACGGAATGTTGGGTTGGCATCATTCGGCTGATAGATTGCTATCAGCGTCTTTGCTTCCAATGCCGTATCGTAGGCATACACACGAATCCTACCTTTGGTAATTGGCTTGGTTACTGACCGAATTCCTTTCACGAGGAGATCAGACTTTGCCAGCGTTGGAGGATTGGCAGTGGCTACCTTAACCTTGTGGTAGGTGTCATACTGGTCTTGCGCTTCAAACATCAACTCTACGCCGATGTCTTCAGCTTCCTCGGCCATTACTCCGATTTGGTATGGATGCGTAGTATAATCACGGAAGAGGACATGGAGTCCTCCTACCTCTACGATTCCTCTATGGCATGAGTGATCCGCATGAAGAGCAAAAGCGTTGGTCGCATTGAACCACTCATCAGCGAGGCTCGCAGAGTTGTCCCCGATCCAAGCAAGTTTGATTTGCTCATAACGGGCTGGAAGCGTGAAGCAATCGTTCACACAGCAAATCTGGACATACTCTTCTTGCGAAGTCCATGCCCGTTTATTCCAAAGTAGTCTCCTTGCTTGGTTTACGGCTTTGACTCCGCGCTCGTATGAACAAGTGCCTGAATCTCCGACGAACCCCTTCACAAGCTCTACCATCTCTTCGAGGGTATCGGCCATAGGGATTATCGTTTCCGATAATTATTTCGAGCCAACGGGCTTTCCAGACTTGGGAAGCGGTGCGCTGGAGTATGGGTTCTTGCCAGTGTTAGGTGGGTTCATGTTGCCCATACCTTCACGGATCATGCCGCGAGTAGGTGCGCCGCCGCTAACGAGTTTAGGATCGGTTCCTTTTAGTGGTGTCATATGTTTATTTTCTTTGTGATGGCTTATGGTTGCGAAGAATGAACTGCCATCCAGTTCAAGCTCGTAATTTCTGCGATGTTGTTATCAACGCGAAATGTAAATCCTGCTGTGTTTTGTGAAACAATAGTGTAAAGCGGCGTTGTCAATGGAGTCCCAGAAGCGTAAATAGGAGTCAATGAAATACCATAAACAGCAGATGGTAGTGGAGAACTAAAGGTAACTCCAATAGATGCCGTGTCTCCAGTAATAATTCCAGTAACAGTGTTATATCTAACCCTAATTGTTGGATTTAATTCTAAAGCATCGACTCGCGTATCAAGTGCGCTAATCTGACTCTGCTGGTCAGCAAGGTCTTCGTTGATTTGAGCAACTTGCGCTGGAGTTACATCGCCAAGACCCGGAACATTGATGGTTCCGTTAGTAAGAACTTCATCAATGAATACTTGGAAGACATTCTGCCAGTTACCAGTTGGACAAAAATCATCTGGAACATTTGGAAATGTAAGTGCTGGCGATGAAGACTGATTGTCCATAAATTAGTTCACGATATTGTAGTTCCAATATTTCTCTTGGCAACACAAAAATGGTTCACACTCTTGATTTTCTTCTGGGCAGTCACCAACTGGAGAGTCATCGTTGTTCTTGATGTTTGCCATCAATCTTACTCGATCAACTGTAGCTGCTCCGGTTAGGTTGATTCTGATTTGGAATTCTGATCCTTCCACCGCTGGGATGCCTGCCAAGTCATTGCACTCGCTTGGGTCAGGCGTGTTGAACTTGTAGCGTTTGTAGCGATTACCGCCCCTTTGTGGAAAGCATTCAGTTACTTTAGGAGAGCATGGATCGCACCCATAAGTCGTAGGCACTTTTAGTTCTGACCAGCAAGGGTTACTATCTGCGCGGAACTCGACTGCGCTTTCAACCTCACCCTTAATCTCACTCATCCACATTTCTCCACCAGTAATCTTTTTGCGGAGGAACTTGTTGGTAGCCCCGCTTCGGTTGAAGTCATACCTGCCAGTAGTGAAGAATGATTCAATCTGCCTAGTTCCATTCGGCCCGTAATCGTCTCCTTGAGATGTTGTGAACTCGTAAAGTCGATTCTTGTTGTCTTTATCAAACGAGAATCCAAATCCGCGCTTCTCACCTTGGATCAATGCAGTCAGGAGTTGAGTTGGTCTGATGCCTGTCCAGATACCATTCCAGCGAAAATTAAGCTGTGCGTCTGGAGCGGGAGTTGAGGATTGGTCTAGGTCAAGAACAACCATACCACGATGATACCTATTCAGCCCCTCTACCCCTTCTGCTCGATAGGTCTGTGGAGAGACAGTATTGATGAGGTAGTTGTTGAAAAAGATAGTAGAAGCGAATTGCTTCATCCACGGAGTATCATTTGATACCCACTTGTTCACATCCCTAGATAGTTTGCGGAGTGAGAAATATCTATTGAACTCGGATTGGGTATTGGAATAGAACGCCCAACCATCGTGTGATCTGAACCAAAGTTCGGAGTTTACCAATGCAAGATTAGGGCTGGTGCATCCGCGCCCAAGGAGTGAGATACGCTGGATGTTCGATGTGTTCCATTGTGACCTTGGTAGAGAGACATCCATTGAGAATGCTCCGTTTCCTGTAAGGACTACTAGCTGACCTTGGCCGCGAAGGTTGTATCCAAGCTCTGGCATCGCCTTCATCCCTGTGATATTCCCCATCATGGCTGGAGTCGAGAAAGCCCCACCTTCTGCCCAGTATCCAATCTCTGTGAAGTTCTCCGTATTCTTGGTGTCAGTAAATCCACCACCATAGATGATGTCAGATGCGTAGATTTGGTTGAACCTGTCAGAAACAAAGACTCGCCCGAAAGCATATTCCATGATTGTTCCAATTGGCATCTTTGCCAAGTATGGGTTTAGTCGATAGGCAGGCAGTTTAACTGTTCCTGTCCCAGTTCCCCTTTGAGTGTCTGTGATGACTGCTGTGAACTTAACTCCAACTGTATTGGATGGTGCGCCGATCAAGGTGAAGTCTGTAGTTGTAGTTCCAACTCCAAGCGAAACAATCTCGCAGTAGTCTCCATTTTGGATTTCACTTGCAGTCAGCGTTCCCAATACTCCGTCCCAAGCTATGGCATTTTGGTAGCCATTTTGGATATACGCCCGATCTTCAGCTTGCACGAACCATGTGTGCATCATGCCCGGATCGTTGCCTTCAATAAGTTTGTAGGCAAATGCACGATTGTTTACGATCTTCAGAAAGTAGATAATGCCAGATACCGATAGCAGGATGCCATCGCTCGTTCTCAAGTTTGTAGAACGATATGGATACGCACCTTGGAAGCTGCCACCAAGAATATCGTTAACGATAGTCTGGCTTTCTCCATCTCCAGCCATAATCGGAATATTCCGAATGCTTGGCCTTGTTCGGTTAATGCCGCCTCGGAATGTCCTATTTACCGACTCTGATACTACAGACTCTGGTAAATACGATGGATGAGTATCTGCGTCTTGCGCGATGATACTTGTGAATCCATCAAAGACTGATCCTTCTGCTGGCATTATACAACAATACGAAGTTCACCAGTTGCAGTTTTATAAACATCGTCAGCAACCAATCCGCCTGTAATAGCAGCAGCATTGTTGGCGTAAGTTGGAAGACCTTGCAAACGAACTGTTCCGTTTACATGAAGAGTTTTAGCTGGAGTGGTTGTTCCAATTCCAAAATTAGCTCCCAAAAAACAAGTTCCTTTGGTTACTGCTGTGCTTATGTTATTAAAAGAAAAAACTCCATCAGTCTCTCCATCATAAACAATTTCGCCGCCAGTATCTGGCATGAGTTTTAATATTCCACGAAGAGTAGATTGGATTGAAAGCGAAGTTCCATTTTCTGTTTGAATTGCAATTCCATTTCCAGTTCCAGTATTTGTAACTGATACGGATTTAAATGACCCTGTTCCTGTTGCAGTCACGCTCGTTGCAGTAATAGCTCCAGTGCTTACCGCTCCGGTAGTAGTCAATGGTTGGCTACCAAGATCAACTGGGCCAGATTGAAGGACACTATTAAGCGTAGCAAACTCTACAAGACCCGTTGAATCCTTTCTCAATACAGTTCCGCTCGCTCCGTTTGTCCAAGTCAAATTACCAGCGCCATCAGTCTTCAATACTTGTTGTGCAACTGGACTTTGAATCGTCTTCTGACAAGCAGCGGAGTCTTCTACTACCAATCGTTTCCCATTGGCAGTTGTTTCAAGTGGTTCACATAACAACGGAAAATTCGTGTCGCATGGTGGGCATGGTGTGCAGTAACTCATAATTTTTATTATACATTATACAATGGTATTTTATATTCATTCCCTCCAAGGTATATCGGCATAAATCCCCAAGGATTTGCTGGAAGGGATGCACCTCCACTTGTTGCGGTTCCAGAATATACTCCAGATGGAAAATTGAACACTTTATTTGTTGATGTATATAATGAAGATGAATTTGAATCAATAAAATTAGCGTTTGTTAATTGAATTGGTTGAATTGTAAAACCATCAATATCATTACTTGATACAACAATTCTTTCTGTAACCCCTGTTCCACTTTGGATTTGCCTTATACCATAATTACAAACAGCAATATAATTTCCAGACACTACAGCATTGCCAGTATTGCTTGTATCTGCATTAAATAATATTCCTTCTGCTCCGCTGGAAGATATTTGATTTCCGTTAATTGTCCCGAATGTGCTATTTGTAATTCTAATTCCTTGATTTGCAGAAAATGTAATACTATTTCCAGAACATGAATAATGACCATTTGTTGAAAGTTGTTCTAATGAGATTCCAAATTGATTCCCATTGCAAATATTTCCAACAATAGAAAAATATTTTTGATCCCCAGTAGTTGATCCAAATCTTGCAATTCTTATTCCATGTTCATTAAAATTAGAAATATTTCCACTAAATATAACATTAGTGCATTCATCTGCGCCTGTTCCTGTTGAAGTATTATTCAAAAATAGATTATTTGCTACAGTTCCGTTTGCACATAAATTAGTGAAAGCAGCACCCCAATCTGAATTATTTTCACAAGTATTTCCAATAAATTCAAAATTTTGCGATCCGTCAGACAATGCAAACCCATCTCCACTATTATTGCTAAATGTATTATTTACAATAGAAATGTTTTCTCCCCCAAAAACAACGAGTCCTTGAGAATAATATGTTGAGTTTCCAAAATCAATAAATTGGCATCGTTCTATTTTAAGATTAGAAACATCTTGAAAGCATACAGAAACAGTTTTTGTTAATCCTACTTTTTCGCTTTGAAATACTATTCCATAAATAAACACATTTGATGTATTTATATTTGTGTAAATACATCTTGGGCCTCCTCCAATACTCAATCCAGTTGAGCAGGATTTATCTACAAATAATACAGTTTGATTGTTTCCGATTAATGAAACATTGCTTTTTATTTCAATAGCAGTTTTAATTAAAAAAGTTTGACCAGTAAAAGAAATTGATGCTTTTTTAGTTGTAGCATAATTTATAGCCGCTTGAATCGCTGGGCCATCATCAGCAACACCATCTCCGACCGCTCCAAAGTCCAACACATTTACCACATCAGCGAACCTATTAGCCAATGTCCTTGCTACTGCAGCCGCGCCATTACCAGAACTTGCTCCAGTAGTTGCTGCTGTGAATAGTGAACCTACGACATAAGTTTGTCCTGTGGTTCCAGCAATAGTATTCCATTGCGATTGTGTTGTTGTTCCGAGAGAAGTAATCTTGTATTGCTGTCCTACTTGAAATGATCCAGCAGATACTCCAGTTGATCCAGTCGAAACAATTCCTTCGACTACATTTTGTGTTGCTTTAGTTAGTGGCATATTTTTTTATAATGTTGAAATTGATATAATTGTTATTTCTGATCCTGCTGGAACCGGAGATGACATTGTTAACTCTCTTGGAGTTATTGCATTGATTGTATAGTTTGTTGATTTTTGATACACTCCATCAATATGCACTAAATATCCAAGTGATATTGTGCTTAATCCGCCAGTAATAGCAAATACTGTTTGAATTCCATCTCCAATGTATGCCCAAGCATTACCGAAATTAGATGGTGGCAATGGCCCTGTTGCTCCTGTTGCTCCTCCACCAGATGGGCCAACTGGCCCTGTAGCTCCTGTTATTCCTTTAATTGATACTATGACAATTTCTGATCCAGCAGGAACTGGAACTGACATAGTAAGAGTATATGGATCACCATAAGTAATTGTATAGTTATCTGGGTCTTGAAGAACACCATCAATGCCTACAATATAAGAAGGAGAAAATGTTGTTCCTGCTCCCGGCAAGTTAAAAATTTGCTGAACTCCATTACCAATATATGCCCATCTTGCATGACCTCCATCTTCAAGTTGAGCTACATTAGCGGCTTCAACTGCGATACGAGCATAGTAAGCTGCGCGATCCGCAATAGAATTTACTGCGGACTCACTTGGGCCACACGGATTGCATTTAGAACTTCTGGAATTTCCGCAACTCATAGTTTTATCGTTAACGATAGTTAAAGTTTCTGTCAAGTGTTTTTATGCTGTAGAAAGGGACACTACAACAAGCGAACTTCCCGCTAACACAGTTGAGATTGTCAGTGTCCTTGGAGACACATTGTTTATTGTATAGTTTGCTGGGGCTTGAACTACTCCGTCAACATGGACAAGGTATAATGCTGACACAAGACTTCCAGATGTATTTCCTGTAAGCGTCCAAGTTATTGTTGACCCGTCACCAGTAAATGTCCAGACACTACCAGCGTTGGTAGCAGGGATTACCCCTGTTGCGCCTTGAGGGCCAGTAGCTCCTGTTGCTCCTTCACCTCCTTGCAACCCAGTTGATCCTGTAGCACCTTCGCCGCCAGTAACCCCTGTAGAACCTGTGCTACCTTGCAATCCCGTGACTCCAGTTGACCCAGTAGCTCCAGCGTCACCTTGAACTCCTGTTGCGCCTGTGGCTCCATCAAGTCCAATAACGCCAGTGGCTCCTGTAGCCCCATCTAATCCAATAACGCCAGTCGCGCCTGTTGCGCCTGTGGCTCCAATCCCTGTAGCCCCAGTGCTTCCTTCTGGCCCTGTGGCTCCCGTAGCTCCAGTTGGCCCATCTACACCTGTAGCTCCAGTAGTTCCCGCGCCAGTCGAACCAGTTAATCCAGTAGCACCAGTTGGCCCTTCGATTCCAGTTGATCCTGTAGCTCCAGAACCGCTTGCTCCAATTGGCCCAGTCAATCCTGTAGCTCCGCGAGGGCCAACCATTCCAGTAGCTCCATCCGGCCCGATTGGGCCTTGCTGCCCTGTAGCCCCTGTAGCCCCTGTAGAACCGATACCAGTAGAGCCTTGCAATCCTGTAGCCCCTTGCTGACCAGTCAACCCTGTGCTTCCCGTAGCTCCGCGCAAACCTGTAGCCCCTGTAGTTCCGTTGATTCCAGATAAACCTGTAGCACCAGTTGAACCTTGGCCCGTAGCCCCCGTTGCCCCTGTCGGCCCTCCAGACGGGCCTGTAGAACCCGTGAGTCCCGTGGCTCCCGTGGCTCCGACTCCGGTTGCACCTGTAGCTCCGCTCGCTCCAATAGATTGCTGTGCGAGACAAGCAGAGTGAGCCGCGCTGATAGCACTTTCTTTTGCCGATCTAGCGTAGGATGCTACTATAATGGTTTCGTTGCAATTTCCCATATGGATTATCGTTTACGATAATTGAGTATCTAATTCAAGCGTTTTCCACCAATAGATATGGAATCGTCTTTTGGTTATATCTACTCATTTCCGAGTAGACTAGATTTATGAACCCGTCCCATTGCGGTGGATAGATCGTCTGACATCCCTCGCTGCTGGTAGTTCGATATCCTCCTTTATGGATGTTTATCGCAATCCCCATCGAATCACCTTCACCATCTCGCGTAACAGGGAGTTGTTCTTTTTCGTTAGAAGGTCGTAACGCTGGGTAGCCACCTCCGGGTTTAGAGATACCATGATTGCCTTTACGATAGCGATGCACGCCCGTTTTAAGAACAGCAATACCTTTCTTGAAAACTGAAGGATCAGTATTAGCGTTAAACGTAGCGTGAACGCTTGGTGATAGAAGAATGATCGCATCGTCGTAGATACCTCTGTCGTTCTTTCCTTTTGCTCCCATCGAATCGAGGTAGTATCCACGAATCCCGACCAAGCAAACCAAGTCTTCAATACCCGCTTTGATTACCATTGCGAGTGTCTTTTCCTTGGCCTGCTGTGGTCTGGAGCGGGGAATCATTTTCCTTTGCGGATAACGTTGATGAGTCCTACGAGTCCTAGCCCCGCGACGATGATGGACTCTTGAAGCTCTGGTTCCAGCTTCACTCCTACCGCCATAGCGATTAGGATGATGCCGCGCCATGTGCTATTCTCTGATAGCCGTTCTAATAGTATATTTACGATTTTCATTTTTTAGTTCCTCTTGGTTCTGGTAGTTCGTATGTGAACCGACCATATTGTGTTTCTAGGGAGACTCCCAGCGTTGTGCATCCAGTCAAGAATGCCATTGCAAGAAAGGCGAGTGATATCAAGATCAACCCGAGTGCCATTTGTTTTACATTCATTGTTTAGAAATCTTTTGGATCATGTATATACAAGTAAGAATACCAGCAACCAAACCGACAACAGCACCGCTAAATCGAACCCATGCCTCAACTTGAGGGAAAAGAGAAATGGCAACGCCACCTAATGAAGTAGATGTTCCTAAAATTCCGTTGATAGCAGTATTGTCGTTCATTCTTCTGGCTTCTCGTTAATAGTTGAATAATCTAAATCTTTTCGCTTAACTGCATATGTCCCTTCAGGCAAAGGCCAAGTTTCGGTGTTGCCATCCCAGCGGATGACCATTTCTACGAAATTGCCTTCTTTGTTAATTATTGCCCAGTCGTCGATTTCCATAATTAAAAATATGTTGTGATCATTACAATTCCGGGTGCGCCATTACCTCCGTTGCCACCAGTTCCTGTTGCAGCAGATACCGATCCTCCACCGCCACCGCCACAACCAAACCCAGTGGCACTTGCTCCTGCTCCGCCACTTGCTCCAGCAAATGTAGATGCCCCACCGCCACCGCCTCCACTACCATTGATTACGAGCGATGGTATTGCGCGAGGGGTAACAACTGCTCCATTCCCTCCATTGCCAGTAGTTGAGGCAATTCCGCCAACCCCAGTTCCGCCCGAAATAAACTGCGCTGCTCCACTCGTTCCTCCGTTAAATGGAGTTGTTGTTGAACATCCGCCTCCAGCACCACCGCTCGATGGAGCGTAACTTTGTCCTGATCCATTTCCTCCAGCGGCAGTTATATTTCCAGCTCCTCCTATATTTCCAGCAGGCGCACCGGGCACACCCGCAGTTGATACCCCTCCTGCCACTCCAACTCCACCAATGCCGCCTCCGTTGGCGTTTACAAAAACACCTAAAGTTGATCCGCTTACATTTGACGGAGTTCCTGCTGTTGCGTTTCCTGTAGTTCCTCCAATGCCCCCAGAACCAACTGTTACTGTATATGTTGCATCTGTTAAATCTACTGCATTTACCAATACCCTTGTAAAGCCACCACTACCTCCTCCAGCACCACCAGATACGGAAGCTCCAGCAGCAACTTGAATTCCTCTGCCACCACCGCCACCGCCACCAACGCATTCAACTACAACTTGCTTTGCGTTTGCTGGTTTTGTCCATGTGCCAGAGCCTACGAATCTGTTAATTTGAGGAGAAAGCGTTCCACCAGTCGCGCCAGTCGCGCCTTGCGTTCCGACTCCAGTAGCTCCAGTGCTGCCTTGTCCTCCGGTCAAGCCTGTTGCGCCCGTGGAGCCTTGACCACCTGTAAGACCAGTGGCTCCAGTCGCACCCAGCTGACCATACATTACTTGGGTCGCAGTAAGGATGACAGATGGAATAGCTGGTGCAGGCGCAAGTGCGCCGAAATACTCAAGTGAAATATTTGTATTTGTAGTCTGCCAGAAAAGTTCCAGATATTCTCCAGCAAGAACCTTCAAAACATAGTTTACAGTTCCAATCGCCCGTCCATCAGACCCGCCATGAGATTCTACAACACTCCACCGAGAATCGGTATCAGCGACATTCGTTCCATTTTTCTTGAGCCAGATATTTGCATCGTGGATTTGGTTATCTGAATTGTTCCACTGAACAGAAAATGTGATGGAATAGACTCCGGTGTATTGGAAGGTAATTTGACTATTGGCAACAATTGATACGCCGATAGAATCTGGATCGGTATTGTTGTAAGTAATCGGATATCCAGTATTGATGGCAGTAGCAGATTGATTTTGAGTTGACCAGAATGATCCCCAATATCCAGAAGCTCCGCCTGCACCAGTCAAACCTGTAGCACCTTGCAAACCTGTAGCTCCCGTAGCTCCGGTTGCACCTACGCCAGTAGCTCCTGTAGCACCATTAACGCCAGCAGTTCCGGTTGCCCCCGTTGATCCCTGTCCGCCAGCGATTCCGGTAGCACCAGTAGAGCCTTGCCCACCCGCAACGCCCGTTGCACCAGTCGATCCAACTCCTGTTGCACCTGTAGCACCTGTTACACTTAATCCCGTAGCACCTGTCGCGCCAACTAAACCAGTTGCCCCAGTGCTTCCAGAGCCTGTTGCGCCTGCTTCGCCCGTTGCTCCCGTAGCTCCTGTCGGGCCACCACTTGGGCCAGTGGCTCCTGTTGCGCCAATTCCAGCGGTTGCTGAACTTCCGATAAAATCAAGTTTACCAGTAAATGGATTAAATGTAAGTGCCATATTTTATGGGTAAGCTACAGACACAGTTGTTAGATTGGCATCGTTGGCAACTGGAGGCTGAATAGCGTAGGTAAGAGTTAGCGTTGCAACTGGGTTCCCGTCTTTCAGATACTGCACTGTGGCAATATTGTTAGTCGAGCCGTAGTAAGTAATATCAATCTGATCGTATTCAGGAATATCAAATCCTGCGATCTGTTTTAGAGACTCGTAGATATTAAAGTTCTGCTGATCTGGAGTTAAATCAACAAAGCAGGGCTGTGATAGTGCTGGAGTAGCCATAAGATTGTTATCGTTTACGATAATTATGTAACAGGGTTAAGAGCAGCAGACAGAGCCTCGTTAGTAAGGAAGAATTGCTGGTCTTCAGTTTTTTGCACAAAGCAATTTTGAGTAACTGGGGTGAGGCCACCAATGGTTGCGAATCCAACATAGAACTGATAGAGTTTGGCGGCATCGCTTGCCGAGTCGTAGCAACCAAAAGAGATTGGTTCAATGCCAGCGGCGGTAGCAATCGTCTGAACGAAAGGATAGGTTTTATCGCGGTAGGGTAGAGAGGTAAAGCAAGCCATAATAGAAAATGGTTAGGGTGAGGGAGAATGTAACTCCCCCACCCAGATTAGTGATTAGTAGTAGATACCAACAACGTAGGCATTCACGTAGAGTGCGCCAACACGTCCAGCGGTATCCGCGCCCGAAGCGACATCAGCACCAGCGTTCGCATAGGTGAACGTGGTGGAGTCAACAACAGTAACTTCCGCCTGCACATCGTTGAACGAGGTGTCGGTCATGCTGGCAATCGTGATGACATCGCCCGTGGAGAATCCATGAGCAGCGGCAGTAACGATGGTAGCAACGCCCGAAGTGCGGGAGCGAGTAGCGGTGGCTTGACCAGCACCCACAGTGCTTTTCAGCAAGCGGAGTTTGCCAGTGCCAGTGATAACAAAAGGATTCGCGGCAATCGCAAGAGGATTGTAGCGGCCTTGGTTATCAAGAGCGTCCGTGATGGTCAGAGAACCAGTGATGTTATTGCCAGTGGTTCCATTGTCCACGATCACAACTGGATCGGTGGCAGTGGTTCCGCGAGCGTATGCGGTTTCCAGAACGATGCTAGTTGGAAAAAACTTGGTGTCTTGGTCGTTGAGAACCAAGAGATCAGCATCTCCAGCAGCGAGGAGGTTAACGGCAACCGGGCCAAACAAGTTAACGCGGTCGTAAGCGAGTGGTCGTTTATTAGACATATATTTTGATTTTGTTTAAGGTTATGGGGAGAGGCTTTAATAGCCCCTCCCCTTATTTAACTTTAGGAAGGCACAACGATGTCACCGACGCCAGCGCAGCTATAGCAGTCCTGATTGTTTTCAGGGACGATGTAGCTCTGAACTTCGCAGCAGGAACCATAGAGGTTCTTGCTCTTCGGCATACGATGCAGGAAGGTGTGCATGATGGTTGGGTCTTTGACCTGTGCGGCCAGACGGAACTGGGCTTGATAGAAGCCCGATTTACGCCAGCGGTTGCACTCCCAATCAGGGTTCTTCCATTCCCAATCACCAGCGTAGTTCTGGGTCATCTGTTGGGCTTGGCCGTAACCAGTCGAGGAAGGCATCGTCCATTTGCACATGGCTTTGTTGACCATAGCAACCGAGATACCGAAGTCGGCATTGCGGTAGGCTTTGTTCGGGACGTAGGCGCAACCTTGTTCCATCACAACTTTGATGTAGCGAGGAACGCGAACGAGACGCGCCCAAGTAGCAGGATCAGCTTCGTTGAACGGAGCGAGACCAGCGTTGAAGGCAGTGTCAGCGTTGAAGCGAGCGGCGTTGATGTCGTAACCAAAAGCGTAGTCGCCGATGATACGATTGATGCCGAGCTTCAGACGGGTAAGACGCTCATCGAAGTCCGTGTTAGCATCCCAGTAGCCATTGTTGCGCTTGGCTTGGAAGTAAAGCGCACGGCCAACTTGAGGATCAGGGATAACGATGTCGAGCAGAGGCTGACCAGTCGCATCTTGCAGATCAAGGCGGAAAGCGTCATCTTCGTCTTGGAGGTCAACGAGAGCGTCATCAAGCATATCAAGCGAGAGGTAAGCGATCTTGTTGAGATCGGCGGGAGCGAGCTTAACGCGAAGAGCGCAGAGGTCGTAACCAGCTTCGTTGTTGAGGGTGTGTTCGGGAACGAACCATGCTTGGTCATCGACCAGACCGCAGTAGGTTCCGTCATCAGTGGTGATACCCATCCATTTGTGACCAGCACCACCGATGTAGTTGCTACGAAGGAACTCTTCGTGAACGTTCTTGGTGATACGGGCGTTGGACTCCTCGAACTGAAGAATCTCTTCAGCAGGGAAAAGGCGATAGAGAAGGCTCTCGACGCAAATCCAGTCAGTGGTCATCTCTTTGCGGAGAAGCTCGAAAGTGTAGCTCTCCGTGCCGGGGCGTTGGATGACTTCGGGTTTGCTATCGCAAGAGTCAGTCTCGCAGTAGGTGTCGGTGATCGTGCGGAAGGGGCTGCAAGGATCGTGGAATCCACGGCCAAAGCGGAAAGCCTTCTGCTCGGTTGTGTGATTCAAGGGCCAAGATTGCTCCTCGAAACGGGTGAAATATGCACTGTTGGTGACGAGTTTCTTAACATAGAGGTCGTTGAAATACTCGCGGCCCTCGCGGAAGAAACTGTCAATTTCAGCACAACTATTGAAGTAGAGTTGATCGCTCATTGATTTATTTGATTTTTGTTTAGTTTAGTTTTGCACTGCTAAACTATACCACAGAGGAATAGCAAGCGAGTGCTTGGTTTCCTCTGCTGGACTCAACCCAGAGTTTATTCTGTCCAGAAATCGTTTTTCATGCGAGGTCGAAAACTCGCCAGCCAGAGTGCGGCTGAATCCCTAATTTTATCGTAAACGATAATTTCGGCTATCTCTTGTGCGCCACATTGCAATCTCCTATTTATTATGTCAAGCGATATTTTTAAAAAAAGTTAGGGGGAGGTAGCAATCGACTCTACCTCCCCCTTCATGACAACCAGAATTAGGAATGATGGGCTATGCAGTTCTTGCTTGCGGCGAGAATCTTGCGATCTTCGCGGCCAGTCCCTCCGAAAGACTCATTCTTGGCTTCTGGGAATCCGATGCACTTGGCGATGATGTGATGCGTGACGATCCTTTCAGTTGTGAAATATACTCGTCTTTCTCTTTCACCATTTCATGCAATGCTTTTAGTTGGGCTTGTAATTTCTGATACGCCCGTCCTTGGTTGATGAGGCGGTTCATATCTTCTACCGACGCCTGCTCATTACTCTGCTGGGTCGCGGCAAGAGCGATAGCTTCGTCACGGGACAAGTCATACTTGATTCCCTTTTCCTTCATGTATTCAGCCAGCGAGTCAGGAATCGCGGTAGCGTTATCAATTTCTTGCTGGGTAGTTTTATACCCTTCGCGCCACTGATTCAGATACTTGTTGCGTCCTTCTTGCTCGCGTTGCTTTGCGTTTTGCAGGATGTTTTGTTTAGTTTCCTCAAAGTTAACGAGGGCAGAATGGTGGTTGTTAGTTGCTTTGATGAAGCTGTTGACTTGCTCCGCGAACTGGTATTGCTTGAATTGCGATAGCGAGTTCGTGATTTCCTCGAACGCTTGGTCGCGGTCGGCTTCTGCCGCTCGACGATCCTCTTCGGATGACGCATTGAAGATGGAGGCGTTTGCATTGACAGCACGGGAGAATGTTGAAAGAAGCGTTGGATCATTCGCCAGCAACTGCCGCGCAGTGTCGTAAGTATTCTTGATGGGATCGAGGTAATTCTTTTTAAAGTCAGGATTGCTTGTGATATCGTGGAAATCCAGTTTGTTTCGCAATTCCTTAATCTGCTCGGATAGTTGTTGCTCAACTTCCAACTTCTCTTGGTTGGCTTTGTTGAGTTGTTCTTGGTAGTGGTTGGTTTCTGCCGTCGATTTTGACTCGGATACCAATCGCTCAAGTTCTTGGATTTTGGTTTCAAACTTTGGAACTTCTTCCTTCTTGTATTTCTCCAGTTCTTCTTTGAGCTTTCGGTTTTCTTCGATTTGTCGCTCAACGAATCCCTTTTTCTTTCCTGTCCGTTCAGACGTGATTTCAGCTTCAGTAACTCCGGTTGGTTCTTCTGGTGGTTCTTCTTCATTGTATTTAGGTATTCCGAGATTCGGGTCTCCAACATTGGTCGCGCTTGGCTTGCCATCGTCGGCTTGTTGTTTGCTGAACTTCTTGAGGAAGTCAGATGTATTGCCCTTAATCGGAACTTGAGGTTTAGACTTCAGTTCTGCGATTACTTCTGCTGTGTTGTCGGTGTCTGCCATAAATTAGATTTCGTCGAGGTCTGGATCAATCGTGCTTTCTTTAAGTTCTTTATTTCTTGAAGAAGGCTTGGTTTTTTTGAATGCTCCTTGTTCCTCTGTTCCAATAGCATCAATAGCTTTGATTGCATGGATAAGCGTGGTTACTCCTTCGGGTGGGTTTACGTTAAGCAACAGGTATGCCTGTAGCTTGTTCCAATCTTCGTGTGCTGTTATTGCCGCGCATAGGGATTTTACTTTTTCGGTTGTCATTCTTTTGGTAGTTGTGATTTTAGCCAATCTGCCCACTTTTGCTGCATTGGAGTTATCGTTCCGACAGATTCATCTCCGGTAATGATACGAGCCAGTATGCTTTGCTTGAGCGGGGTTTTATCTGCAATCTTTCCATATTGAGTTCCAGCAAATGCCTTCTCTTGTTCTGGAGTTAGATTGAATTTTGGTATGATGTTTTTCTCATCAATGAAATGTCTGATAGCTTCATTCTTTGCTACCGCCATTTTTTGATCTTCATTTAATTTGCTAAATGGATTTAGAACAATAGAACGCGGAGTGTCTTTTGGAGATTCGTTCTTGCCAACTCCCCATTGCATTCCTGTTGTTTCTGGATTCTCTTTGAACCACTGAAGTAGCTCCTCGTCTGGTTCAACGATTGGATATCCAAGAACTGATTTTGTTTGTTTTGGAACAGAAAAATATCTGTCTCCATATTTTTTGATTTCAAATCCTCGTTCAGCTTCTCCCTCTACCAGATAATTGTGAGTTGGATGATTAACTCCTTTTAAAACAATGTAAGCCTCCCCTGATGGCAATCCATGTTTTTTATATTGCTCGTATATTTCGGATGTTACAGGAGCTACAGAACCCATGTGACCTTTATTCTTGCCTGTCATTTCTGGCAATATTCCAGCCTTTTCTGCATTTACATAATCATAGTCAGAACTTTCTGGATTAAATCCTTTTAAAAGAACTTTTTGTCTATCTTTTCTAACGTCTTGAGTATATTGCGTTTCATCAAATGATGGAGTTTTATTGCCTCCAGCAACAACATCTGTTAATATATCGTATATTTTCATAGCGTTGCTGGCGGCGGCTCCTCTACTTCCATCTCAACTTCTTCAGTTCCTTCTGGAGTCTCTACCTCTTCGGTTTCCATCTCCTCTGGTTCTTCGGTCTCTTCTTCTTCCATCTCTACCTCTTCTTCCATTGGCTTCTCTGCCGCCATCTTGCCTTTTGCCTTCTGAATCTCGGCGCGAGCCTTGGCTTTCTGGAGAGCGAGTTGAGTGATACCTTGTTCCCTGCGTTGCTCTGTGCGCTGGGCGTGGCTGATAGATGCCTTGCCAATCGCAATGTCGGCGAGCTTCTTCTTGGTGTCGATTTCGATACCAGACTTCGCAGCGAGGTATTGCAGTTTGACATCTTCCTCGGAGTTTGGTTGGCCAGATTTTTGAGCTTCCGCTTCTGCCATCTGGACGTAAACTTGCTGAAGTTCGTCGGCCATCTTTTGAGCCTCGTTCATTCCCTGCATGAATTGCTTCAAGAAGTCCTGCTTGGATTGGTCTTTGCTGATATACTCAACGTGCGCCATGATGTGACCACCTTTGAATTTGATTGCACGAACCGCTTTCGAGATTTCAGCAAACTCTGGGTTACCTTGCTGCACAGACTGCATATTCATCTGCAACTGCATTACCAAGTCTTGGAAGTGACCTTGAGCGTGTTCAATGTGCGGATCGGTTGGTAGCACAGGGAAGTTGGCTGGGTTCACGAACGCATCAGTCATGCCAGCATTCTCGAATCCAATGATGCGAGCGGTATCGTCGATCTTGCTTACCTTGGTATTCCGGTAGCGAGCTACGTTGTCTCGTCCAGAGAGTGCCGCGATTGCGTCTTTAACTGCGTTCTCTTGGCCTTCGTTTGCTGGAGTGATTGCGGTGATGTTCAGCAACTTCTCTGCGGTGATCAGCTTGAACGATGGGCTACCAGCACCATTGATGAGGTTGGATCGGATGCTTGTGATGTTCTTCCATTGCGCGGCTTCTCGCGGAGTCTTGAGTTCATCAAGAATCTCGTAGAACTTCTTCACGAATTCGTATCCATCGTCGCTGGATTTCGAGCTTACAAAGCGTTTGTAGAGTTGTTTGAAGTAGAGAGTCTGGCACTCGTTGAATCGGCGTATTTGCGTTCCAGAGAGTTTGGCTGATTCAGCCGCATCTAACTCTGCTTCGCCTTTCGTGCGTTGCTTTCCTCCAGAGGTAGGAGCGTTGATACGATACTGCCCCATGCCCCTATACATATCTCCCATGAAGAACTGCATGAAGCTCATGCTCTCTGCTACTGGGAGTTGGAAGCGGTTCTGAATGAACTTCGCCCCGTCTGGCATGACGCTGATTGGCAACCATTCCATCTGCTTCAACATCTTCGTTGCGTCTGGCCCTTGGCCTTCGATCATCAACATGGAGTTGAGACGCACGGCATCAACCAGCGAGTTCATCGTGAAATCATACTGACGGCAAGCTACGAACGCCGACTCCGCTTGGCTCTTGATGTCTTGGAAGAGTCCGCTTCCAACCGAATCGGTGAGCATATACATGATCTCATCCCAAGAGTTGAAGAGTCCTACCTTGAGCATCATAAACCCGTGCTGGGTTCTGATGTCATCTTCGCTGATCTTACCTGCTCCTTTGATGTTGGAGTTGATGTAGTCGGAGATTGGTTGGTAGTCTTGGAGAATAATCGCCTTGCTGATCTTTCCGTCGAACTCCCTCCAGTAAACTTCGTAGAGGTCGATCTTCTGGTTCACAGACAATGACCAGTTGAATCCTGCCTCGCTGATCGTGCGGAAAAAGTCTTCGCGTGTCTTGCGGTGGTTGCTGAATGCGCGGTGGAAACGGATAGCATCAATAGCCGCATCTACATTCCATCCCATTGCTTCTGCCGCCGCACGATTCTCGATCTTCTTGTAGAGTTCGTATGGTGTCAGACGGACACGGCGAACAAACTCCTCAAGGTTGCAGAAGTCGATCCTAATGTCGTCTGGAAAGAGAAGGTCGGATAGGAACACGTGTTCTGGCATCCATCCCATAGGTGAATCCCACATTCCGATTCCCTTTCCATACAGCAACATTTCCTCAAGGTCTTGCTCTGTGTTGTAGAGGTATCCGGGCCATTCGCGGATTGCTTGGTCAAATGCGATGGAAATGTTTTCGGAGTTAACGAGTCGTTCTTTTTCGTTTCCATACTTGGTCTTGATCGTGCAACAAGCCTGACGTTCCGTAATTACATCGTAGTAGCTGGACTTCTGATTATCTACAATGAATCCAAGTTGTCCGTAGTTTACATCAGATTGCCAAGGAAGGCGTTTCTCCGCGAGCTTGCTGTATCCTGTAGGCGGGAACATTTTGTAAGCCTTATAGATACGCAAGCGTTTGTTCTCGCGCCCGATGTTTGCCAACCTCAAGTGGTTAGCAATGTTCCAAGCATGATTAGCGTTGGAGATTCGTGTTTCTGGTGGTTTGCCATCTTGGTCGAGAGTGGCAAGTGAGAAGTTGTCTTGGCCGATGGATAACATAATTTTTATCGTTTACGATAACGAGTTAAGCGCATTTCTTCGGCGGTTGCAAGAAGAACATCCGCGAGCTTTATGTTCAAGTTTTGTTCCTAAAACTTTGTCTGCCGTTGCGGCTACAGTATGGATGGCTTGCGCGATCTTATCTCCAATGCCATCGCTATACCAACAACGCTCGCTTGGCTGACGCTGGCAGATTTGATCCTCGACCATCTGCTCAATATTCGTGGGGACTGGAATTCCATTAGAATTGTAATCCTTCTGGATATTCTGCATTAGGCTATTGAATGTGCTTCCGTAAACAATCGCAGGGAACGTCAACTTATCGCGCTTGATTTCATACTTCCAATACCACCCACCGACTGGTGCGAGATTTTTGTTTTTAAGTTTCATCTTGCCTTTGCGCGGAAAATATATTTTCTTATTGATATGTCAAGAGCTTTTTCTTCAAACAAAGGAATTCGTAGATATGGAATTCAATTCCCAGAAAACATGGATGACCTTGGTATTGAGTTGTATTGCTACGCTATCAGTAGAGGGGAATACGGGAAAGAGTATTGTGTTAAACATAATATCAATATCGGTGACTTTAAATTACTTTCACCTCACGAACATTTTATTAATGCCGTAAAACTCCAATGGCCGACTGAAGTTTCTATCTACAATCGTGGATATACCAATACCCAGTTGTTGAGAACTCTTGAGGAGCTTTGCAACAATACAGATATTTGTTTAGCTGGCGCGGCTTCGATGGGTAAATCTTTTCCTGTTGGATTATGGGTCTATCTTGATTGGTGCGCCGCCCCGCACTGCACTTCTTCTTGGGTTGCTACTACAACTCTCGGTGCGTCCGAGGATCGTATCTGGGGTATCATCTCTAAACTCTGGAAGTGTGCCGCCGTTCAGTTTGGTAAGCTAATTGACTATCGCCACATGATTGTTTGGGGTGGCGCATCCAACGATGAGGATAAAGACTATCGTAATGCTATCAAGGCTCTCGCATTCCAGTCAGGTAATGAAGGCCAGAAGGCTATTGATACCACCCGTGGTCGTAAGAATGACCGGATCAGGCTTGCCCTTGATGAGTTGCCAGAAATGGAGCTAGGCGCGATTACCGCCAAGGTTAACTTATCCGCTAACAATGATGTGACGTTTATAGGTATCGGAAACCCGTCTGCTGGTGACAACCCTCACACTCGTTGGGCTATGCCTAAAGATTGTTCTAACTTTGATTCTGTTAATCCAGAGATGGACAAGTGGGAAACTGGAACTGGCGTATGCTTATTTTACAATGGTATGCGCTCTCCAAACTTCGCCGCGCCTGCCAATGAACCATCTCCATTCCCGTTCCTTATGGATCGGAAGAAGCAGGAGATCATGCTTAAACAATGTTACGGAGATGAGAACGCTATCGACTATGTTCGTAACGCTATTGGCTGGTGGCCGAAGTCTGGATTCGCTCAAACAATTCTCACCGCCGATCTGATCCGTAATGCTAATACCAACGAAGAACCACTATGGGATTCTGAAGGATTCACCAAGGTAGCAGGGTTCGATACCGCGTTTACAGTTGGTGGAGACCGATGCGTTCTTACCATCGCCAAGCTAGGATACGTTCGCGGGACTCGCAATCGTGTCATGTATCTGGAAAGTCAGAAGGTCATTCAGTTGTCCGCAAATGCTGCTGCCGAGTTTGAAATCCAGCTTGCTACTGAAGTTGTTAATTATTGCAGGTCGACTGGAGTAAAACCATCCAACTTCGGAATGGACGTTTCCGGTGATGGTGGACGAGTCGGGCAGGCTATTATTCGTGAGTGGCTACGATTTGACTCTACTGGCTCTGCAATCGCCCTCATCTCTTCTATGGGTAAACCTACCGAGCGTATCGCCGCCGAGGTTGATAAACGCCCATGTAAGGATGTTTATGATAGGTTGGTATCTGAATATTGGTATTCAGCCTATCATGGATTCAAGAGTCGAGTTCTCTATGGTGTAGATGGTGGCTCTGATCTTGCGAGGGAACTTTGCTTGCGCCGATACACGATTAAGTCCAAGAAGATTTCTGTAGAGACTAAAGATGACTTTAAGGGAAGAACTGGGTTCTCGCCCGACTTGGCGGATAGCTATCTTTACTGCCTAGAGATGGCGCGAAGATATGGGCTAGTATTTATCGGAAACGATAAAGTTGTTCCTACTAACAGATTCTGGGCGCGGGATGAAAAGCCAGTTGAAGTGTTCTCTGATGACGATGCTTACTCATCAGATGATAATGGAGATTGGTAATTAATCCATTATCCCTTCAAGTTCCAGAATATTCGCTACCTCTTCTGGAACTACGATACGGATAACTTTTTCTCCGCCGATATGCCCTAGCGTTTCCTTGAGGCGGATGTCCTTCTTTGGAACCCAGCACTGGTTAAACTTCTGCTGGAAAAGAATCTTGTATTGGTTCTCTTCTACTTCAGTTCCCTCGCAGATGACGCGAGGCTCAAACGTATTATTTGTGGTCATAAATTAGATAATTCTTTTCTCTGGCCCATGCAGGGTTATCGTGGATTCTGTTATGGCAGATTCTGCAAACCGCCATGAACGTTTCCATGTTTGATAGGTTTTTACCACGTTTTGCTTTGTGGTGAATATCCATAGCTACATTCCCGCACACCTCGCAATTCGGATGTTTGTTTAGATATAATTCACGGGCAACCTTGTATATCTTATACTCATCGCGCCTTCTTTTGCTGAAGGCATTTAACTTGCCACCGCTTTTTTTGAAACCCGCTTTGGCTTTGAGAGGCGTTTTTCTTCGTAGCATTGAAAGTAGTCAGTTAGTTCTTGAAGTCCGATGGTGGCCAACTCCATGCTTTCGTATTCTGGACTGTAGCTGTCGGGGAATGGCTTCCCTCGCTGGTGCATGGGACTTGGGGTTTCTGCGGCGTATGGACTGACTCGGAGCTTGTATTTCCCCTCTTCGATTTCAAGGAAGACACGCATAGTTCGATAATCTTTTCTACTTGTTCTTTTTTCAGAATACTCTTGGAGTTTACTTCAATCTGGTTGATGAGCGATCCAGTCACTCCGATCCTTTCGCCCAGCTCCCTGACAGTCATGTTCAGTTTCCTGCGAGTCTCACGCAGTTGCTGGGCGAAAGTCCTCCGTCCAATAGAACGAACAGTGCGTGATTGCTCGTAAGCCATCATGCAACTATCGTAGGCTTCTTCTAATGGATGTTTCATTTGAATAAAATTAAACCAGAACTATTGACAAGTCAAGGCATTTTTGATAGCCTTATCTCTTATGGATAACACAAACAACAACAATACATTTGCAGAAGAACTTCTGGATACTGTTAGAAAGACTGTCCTTGTCACAAATATGTCTTTAGCCACCGCGCTAGAAAAACCTTTCATTGCTACATACGAAAATGATGAGGGCATTCTGATGATGGCTCTCAAGCCAAACAATACCTGTATCATTGTCGCTTGCGGCCATGACTCCAATACTGTCATCAAGTGTGATTTCATTATCGCTGGTGAAGGTGTCGGAGAACGCCGCTCGATCTTCAAATGCAAAAACAAAAGTGATGCCGATGACATCTGGGAGGTTCTGACCGACAAACTAGAAGACTGGTCTGCTGGCGTGATTGAGACGATTGAACTAGAGTAATTATCGGTTCCGATAAAAAAGATGCTTGACACTGAATACAACATCTAGTAGTTTCTTTCGCGTGTGAGAAATCACGCATCCGGGGTGAAGGCCGGATTGAAGAAGTTTAAATAAACAATAATAAATGATCCCTATGGTGGTAATCCACCTTCATGCGTCAGTTGCCGCACTTCTTCGCCACCATGGGGGTCGCCTTTTTTTAAATGAAAAACAATCGTGTCTGGAAAGTGGTAGATGGTTATTCGTTTTTGCCACATCAGTTGGCTCAAGATGAAAAACTATCCTTACAAGCAAAGGGATTAGCAGCAGTAATATGTTTAGTTTGCGCTAAACAAGGAGAATCTACAGTTACAATAATTGAATTGTGGAAAGCTATAGCAGATATGGGTGGCGAGAATGCTTACAAGGAACTTGTATCTGCTGGTTATATCGAAGATTTTTTGAAAGGACACATACAATGAGCGTCCGAATAATGTCGGAGGTCTTTGAGAAAAGCAGGACTCAAGGAAATGCAAGATTGGTTCTTCTTGCCCTAGCCGATTCCTGCAATGACGATGCTAGTTGTTGGCCGTCGATTCGGAAACTAGCAGAAAAAGCGAATGTCTCGGAACCTATCTTGAAGAAGTATTTGAATTCTTTGATTGAGGTCGGAGTAGTTACCAGAGATGAGCGAGAGGATCATTTCGGAAGGCAAACATCGAATCTTTACACCATCATTGTTGATAAGATTGGTAGCGATGAAATCAGTCGAGATGTCATTCAACAGGTTATAGCACCAAGCAGAATTAGGTCAGTTGAGGGGGTAACCCGTGTTAGTGGGGGAGGGGGTAACCCGTTGCAGGGGGTGGAGGGGGTAACCCCGGTTAGTCTCCCTATAATGAACCATCATAAGGAACCGAAAATAGAACCATCACAGCAAACAGTTTTAAAATCCATTGATTTGATTTCCATAAAACCGAAAACAAAACGAAAACCGAAACTCGCAGACGATGCTTTCATCAACGAACTGATTCGTCTTAACCCCGACAAGGACGTCGAACGCGAGGTTCAGAAAGCGAAGACTTGGATACTGGCGAAACCAAACCGCCAGTTCACACAGCAATTCCTCTCTGGATGGATTAACCGCACTAAACCCGAAGAAAAACGTTTCGCCAATTTTTAACCTTATGAAAAAAGTCCCAATAGCACACAAGAGCGAAGCGGCAGCATTGTCGCTGATAGCAACCGATCGAAACATCCTTTCCCAGCAAACGTGGGATAGTGATTATTTCGCGCTACCTGCCCACAGAATCATCTTTAATGCCCTCCAAGGGGTTCACCAGCGGACAGGCTCTTGCTGTCAATTCTCCGCGATTGCAGAGCTTGAAGCAACCGGACAGCTAGAAGAAGTCGGCGGTGAAGAATCTGTCCACGACACTTTATGCACGATGAAGATCGCATCCGGTAAGGTGTGCCAAGACATGGCCGATGACTATCGGAAGAATCTTCACAAGATGAAGGGATACCGCGATGCCATCTCTATCATTGAGAAAACCGAGAATGACCTGCGGATTGGCAAGGCTGACCTTCGCTCGTTATCGGAAACGATAATGAAGTGCGCCGAGGATCGGACAGTCAAAGTAAAACCAGTTAAGGATATCATCATCGAGATCATTGATGAGATGGAAGGTAAAGCGGTAAACGAATGCTTTACTACTGGACTGACAAAAGTAGATCGTGCGCTCAAGGGTGGGATGCACAAAGGAGAGATGATGACTGTGGCTTCAGAGACGGGTGGTGGTAAATCCATCTACCTAGTCCAATCTGCACTCGCAAATCTACTGGATGGAAAGTCAGTCCTATTCTTTTCCCTAGAGATGAAGGCTAAAGACATCCTAACCCGCATGGCTTGCAACATGGCAGGCTACCCGATCCGAGAACCAGAGGATTACAAGAATGTAAACCAAGGAGAACTGAAGGCGATCAGCGCGGCACTCCTCAAGTTACACCAGTTACCCATTGAAATCGTAGACGGAATAGCCGATATCACCGAAATTGAGGCCAATATCGCACGATATACAGGCGAAAAACGGGCAGATGTGATTGTTGTAGATTACCTGCAAATCATCTCTTTTGATGGTTCAGACAGCCGCGAAGGGCAGATTTCAGAGATAGCAAGGCGGTTAAAGGTATCTGCACTCAAGAATAATTCGATTATGCTGACGGCTTCCCAGTTAAACGACGAGGGAAGACTGCGCGAATCACGGGCAATCGGTATGCACTCTGACCAAGTTGTGTATATCGAACACCTAAAGACAAAGAGTATGTTAACAATCAAGAAGAACCGCCGTGGCGCGAGGAACTACACAACGGAAGTCATCATGCGTGGTGACATTTCCAAACTAGAGGAGGTATACTGATGACAACTGACCAAGCATTCGCAAAAGCATCTAGGCTGATGGACGCTGCCCTGACGATCTGGGAGTCTTTCGACAAAGAAAGATATTGTATCGCAGATAATTACTGGAGTGAAGGAATGAAGATATACCATGAATACTTCTCTGAAACAAAAGTATTGACAGAACTACAAGATGTAGATAGCTTGTTGCCGTGACTTACGAAATCAGAACACTCAAAATCGGCGTGTGCATTAAGGGGAGTCCAACGTATTCCAACTCAATGACAGAAATTGAAGTAGTTGATGAGGCGGCTGGAGAGTTCCTAAAAATTTCACAATGTAGCGATGACAATTGTGGCATAATCCAAGTCTCCAATGATGAGTGGCCGACTCTAAAGGCGGCGATTGATAAAATGATTAAGGAGTGCAGAGACAATGAGTGACACACCAGAAACAGACCATATTGAAGATCAGCTTGGAAGCGCGGCAATATTATCTCATCCGATTATATGGAAACACGCCCGTCAATTGGAACGCGAGCGCGACGAGGCACGTGAGCAAGTTGATCGCCACCGAGACAAACTTGATTTACTTCCAATAAGCTGGGAGCTTTAAACGCTATGATTAACTCCAGAGCAAAGGGAGCTAGAGCAGAACGCCAGTGGCGGGATGAACTCCGCGCCCAAGGATTCAACGCTAAACGAGGACAGCAATTTGCTGGTGGTCAAGACTCACCGGATGTAGTCTGCGAAGAACTGAAAGGTAAGCTCCACTTTGAGGTGAAGCACGTTCAGAACTTGAATTTAGATAAGGCTTGTGAGCAGGCCGAGCGGGATGCTAAAGGCATTGCGTGGGCAGTAGCTCATAAAAAGAATAACAAGAACTGGAAGGTTACAATCCCTGCCGACACGTTCTTTAAACTATTAAGGGATGGAATGGAAGCACTATGAAAAAACCAACAACTAAAGCAGGTAAGGCCGCGAAGGTGGCTAAAGTCATGCGGGAATACAAGGCTGGAAAGCTCCACGCTGGAGTGAACCCTAAAGGCCCGAAAAAAGCACCTATGGCTAAAAGCCGCGCCCAAGCCGTGGCGATTGCACTTTCACAAGCTGGAATGTCCAAAAAGAAAAAGTAATTATGAATAAAGGACTTTACTACAACATTAACCAAAAGAAAAAACGCATCGAAGCTGGCAGTGGCGAGAAGATGAGGAAGGTTGGCTCGAAAGGCGCCCCTACCGCTAAAGCGTTCATTCAATCCAAGAAAACAGCAAAGAAGAAATAATATGGAAAAGCGATTCACAAAGGTAGTCAAGAACGCCAAGACTGGCAGGACAAAGACTGTGAGGTATGGGCAGGCTGGTAAGGCTAAAGATGGTGGTGATCGTATTCGCCCCGGAACTGCCAAGGGCGATGCGTATTGCGCTCGTTCTGCGAAGATTAAGGGTGACTGGAAGAGTGATCCTAACTCACCAAATAACCTGTCACGTAAAAAATGGCGTTGCCGTGGTAGCAAGTCAATGAAATGAAAATCAACGGAAAGAATAACACGGAGAACCTATCGAATGACGATGGACGGGTAGGGTGGAAATACCCACTTAACTCCAAGGAGATCGTCAAAGCCTGCGAGAAGTTCTTCGATAAACGCGGAATGAAGAAGGCTACTTTCATGCCTGTATTTGATAAGAAATGACCTGTCCAGAATGCGGTAAAGTAACGTCAGTAGTTAACAGCAGGAAGATCAATAAGACAGTAATGCGGAGGAGGGTTTGTGAGTGTGGATTCAGATTCACAACCAACGAGGTTATTATTGTCCTATCCAACCGGAACTACCTAAAGAAAAAGAAAACAGAACCAAATGTTGTCTGGACTGGATCAGTCACAGAAGACACCCCAGATTGGGCAAAGAAAATACTAAAAAACCTATGAGTATCGGAAACGATAAATTCAGATTCCACATCCTTGGCTTGCCTCACACAGTGACAAGCAAAGAATTCAACGCCTGTGCTTACACCCAAAAGGTGGTGAAGTTCGGGAAGATGATGACCGAGCGCGGCCATGAAGTAATCCACTACGGGCATGAGGATAGTCAACTCCCATGCACGGAACACGTCACAGTATTAACGAACGATGACTTCAATAAGAGCTATGGTAGCCATGACTGGAGGAAGACATTCTTCAAGTTCAACACGAATGACCATGCCTACCAGACGTTCTACAAGAATGCTATCGAAGAAGTAGGTAAGAGGAAGCTCAAGCATGACTTCATCCTACCCTTCTGGGGTAGCGGAGTAAGACCGATCTGTGACGCACATCCAGACCTAATAACAGTTGAGCCGGGCATTGGGTATGCTGGTGGACACTGGGCTAGGTGGAAGGTATTTGAATCCTACGCAATCTACCATGCCTACTGCGGGATGCAGGCAGTAGGGAATTGCCAGCAAGATAACTATGCTGTAGTCATCCCAAACTACTTCGATAAGGAAGACTTCGACTTCTGTGACCAGAAAGAAGATTACTTCCTCTATCTGGGTAGGGTTTATAGCGGAAAAGGTGTAGATATTGCTATAGATGCCACTAAACGGGCAGGAGTAAAGCTAGTCATCGCAGGCCAAAAAGAGGAAGGTTATCAACTTCCAGACCATGTAGAGTATGTAGGCTACGCTGACGTTCCTACTAGGAAGAGGCTCATGTCGAAAGCCAAAGCATCCTTTGTCCCTAGCCAGTATGTAGAACCATTCGGTGGTGTCCAAGTAGAAAACCTACTCTCTGGGACTCCAACAATCACCTCCGACTGGGGTAGCTTCACAGAGAATAACCTACATGGTGTAACAGGATTCCGCTGCCGCACGATGGGTGACTACGTAGAAGCGATCAACAGCATTAATATGATCGAACCCTACGATTGCTGGGCGTTCGGTAATAACTTCATCCTAGAGAATGTAGCACCAATGTATGAGAAGTATTTCGCGGATGTGATGGATGTATACACCGGAGAAGGGTGGTATTCCAAATCAAACGGACTCCTAGCTAACTACAAAAAATACCTATGAGTGACTACACGTTTGAATCAAACTACTGGGGAGATTGCTGTAATACCTTCGATGAAGATCAGAAGCATTATGTCTATGCCCGTTTTATGGGACTAAAGCGGGTTGGATACTCTTTCGATGTAGAAGGTAAATCCATCCTAGATATTGGAGGAGGGCCAACATCCATGCTTCTCAAGACGATTAACATTGGTAAAGGACTGGTTGTTGATCCATTGGAGTATCCAGAGTGGACTTATGAAAGGTATGCGGCGAAGGGAATTGATTGTTTAGTTTTCCGTGGTGAAGATGTAATTGAAGAAGGATTTGACGAGGCGTGGATATACAACTGCCTCCAGCATACCGACGATCCAGAACAAATCATCAAGAACGCACTAAAAGCCGCAAAGACACTACGAATCTTTGAATGGATAGACATCCCACCGCATGACGGACATCCAATAGAACTCACCAAAGAAAAGCTAGACGAATGGACAGGAAAAGAAGGTAAAACAATTCAACTAGCAGAGTCAGGTTGCTACGGAACAGCTTACTATAACACCATATGAAAACACCAACAATACTACTAGCAATGTCATTGTGCGCTTGTTCGTCGATGACCAAAGAAACCTACACAGAAACCCGCGAGTTTCACTACCCTAAAGGTGCAACGCCGCATCTGAAGGATATGTATATGCACAAAGGCC